CCCAATCGTTTTGAATACATCATTCAACGTTAAAGATAAGACCATTGTAAACACTCCTAAAGATGCAATAGATACGTTTTTAGATTGTGATATGGATACGTTAGTTCTTAATAACTACATTGTTAAGAAAAAAATAAAATAGTATATTTATACACGAAACCTTGTGGTTAAACATTCAGTGTCCTATGTGGCATTTGAGTTGGAGAAATACCAACAAATGAATTTTTAAATACAAACAAAAATAAGGAAAAAATGAAACAATCAATCTGGACTAATGGGTCTTCGTCCAACCCACAAGCTTTTATCACAAAAGGAAAGCAAAGAATCAAACAATTCGAAGGTCAGGTCTATCTTAACGATGGCGATGAATATCAAATCGAATTATTCAACCCAACTCCGAATCACATCTTAACAAAAATCAAAATTGATAAAGATTATTTATCAGGTGGTGGTATTGTGTTAAGACCAGGTGAGAGAGTGTTTTTAGAACGCTTCTTGAATTCAAATAATAAATTTGTATTCCGTACCTATGAAGTAGGAAAAGAAGCAGTTAATGTGGGTGCTATTGATAATAATGGATATATAGAAATTCAATTTTATAATGAATATATTTATACTCCAACTTATTATAGTGGAACAACTAATACATTAACCATTAATAATCCAAATTGGGGGAGTGTAACAACTGGTAGCCCATATATAGTTAATGGAACATTTACAACATCGGGTACATCAACTGCGTATTACAATAACGCAACGCTAACATCTAATACATTTACAGAACCAAATATTAGAAATCTATCTAATAAAATAGAAACGGGCATAACTGAAAAAGGTGATACATCTAGTCAACAATTTACATCATCAAATAGGAATTTTAATTCGTACTCATTTCATAATGTAGCGTGGAGAATCCTACCAACATCCCAAAAACAATATACCAAAGAAGATTTAGGTATTTTATATTGTGGTGAGTGTGGTGCTAAACGTAAAAAGGATACACATAAATTTTGTCCTAATTGCGGAACTAAATTCTAAACAAAAAATAATCACAAGGTATTCATAAAGATGGGAAAAGAAATTTTCCCATTTTTGTTTTAAATACAAAACAATTATATTTATTGATAACGATTAGCATAAATCCTCAATATAAAATGAATATCATACAAGAATGTATTATAGTTTCTAAAGAAATAGATGATAAATTTATTTTAGCAAAGAATCGCGATAGAGGGTATCATCCTAAATTAGAAGTAATCCACGAATTAATCGATGGAGTTGAAGTTGCCTATTTACACGATGAGGTAACTGATTGGAGTGAGGGGATGAACGAATACGGATTAGGAGTAGTTAATTCAGCACTTTTAGTTGGATACGATGAGGCGGAAGGAAAGTTGATTCAAAATATGAGAGGGTATGGTGAAGACGGTGCTAAGATGAGAAGTATATTCTCAAAGAAAACTCTTAAAGAAGCAATCAAAGCAACAATAGTTTGGAAGGGGAATAAGAAAAAGGGATTAAGTGGTCATACATTTATTTCTACACCTAAACAAATGGTAAGTGTTGAAAATATACCAAACCTTAAACCTCAATTAGAATTACAAAATACTGAGAGTCCAGTTGTTAGAACAAATCACGGGCATGTTTACGTTGGTACGGGTTATTCTGATGGTAAAAAGTATTTAAGTTCTAAAATGAGAAAATTAAGTGCTGAAAAGATAATTGATAAAATCACAAATTGGAAACAAGTAGGTATTGCATTAAGAAAACAATTCTTTAAAAAAGATAGTGTATTGAATATGAGAAAGGATACTCCTAAAATGTGGACATCATCTCAAACTATAATGAACTTAACCGAAACTATATTAGAGGTAAACTATTACGACCATAAAATCAAATCGTTTAAAGGAATTATCAATAAACTACCTAAAGGATATACCCCTAAAATACAAATTATTATAAACAAACTAGAAAAGGAATAATGCAATGGCAACCACAAAAAAAGAAGTAAAAGAAAAGAACCGAAAGAAAATTGCTAAAAAGACAGTATCAGAACAGCAGAAAAAAGGAAATTATAAAAAGAAATCATAATTGAGAAAAACCCCACTAAAATGGGGTTTTTTTATTCCTTATATTTATATAGTGAACTTAATTATAAAAATATGAGTATAAATTTTGAGTTATTTCCTGGTAAGGATTTAAGTGGATTGTTTAAAGACATCTACGATAACCAACAAAACAAAAGAAAAAGAATTTCTGAGTTAATAGCAGAAATGAAAAATATTATTCGTCATGCGGGTGATATGGCAGTTATCGGCCCAATCATAAAAGACCTAGTCGATGTATCGGTTAGGAATGATGATTCTCTAATAAAACTTGCAGCAATCGCACAAAGAATAATTAGTGCGAATTCAAAATCTGAAGGAGATGTTGGATTTTTATCTGATGCCGAAAAAGAACAATTATTAAGAGAAATTGAAATAACTGTCTTAGAGGTAAAAGATGAACAAGATGCTAAGGTTGACGAGTTAACAAATGAAGTAGAAGAGATAAAACAAAAAATTAAGAAGTAATGGCTACTAGTAGATTAGGTATATCAAATAGTGGGTTCAACCCCAATTCAACATCTACAGCAGGAAGTGCGAGTAATACAGTAGGTATTGTAGTAGATATTATATTAGATGACACAAGTGAGTTATTACTTAAATATGATTTTAGTGAAGTAGAACAAAAAAATACATCTACTATTGGATATGCCGCAATAAGACCAGTAAAAGATGCTACATCTGCTACTAAACAAAACAAAGCATATCCACCATTTAATCCAGAGGAAGGTATTCCATTAGTAGGTGAGACGGTTCAACTTATAGATGTAGCAGGTAAATTGCATTATAAAAGAACGGTCACTGGAAATATTAATATAGGTAACGCTAGAAAAGATGTAGATATTAAAACATATCCACATACTCAACCAGCTGGAAGTGGTACTAATGAACTTAGTACTGTCAGTGCTACCGGCACACCAAGTGGAGGGAGTGGTACTGATGATAGAAAAACTGAAATAGGTAAATATTTTAAAGAACAACAAGTTAATCCCTTAAAATTATATGAAGGTGATAAAGTAATACAATCGCGATTTGGTCAATCAATTCGTTTTAGTGGATATAATAATGGTGATGGTGAAGACAGAAAATTTGCACCAACTATTATTTTAAGAAATAGACAAAATAGTGAATCACTTAACAAACTAAAAAAAGGGTCTTTAACGGAAGAAGATGTAAATAAAGATGGTACAATTATTGCAATTACATCAGGTGATTACAAATTAAATTTTCAACCAGGTATTATAGATGATGGTGGTTCTTCAAATTTTGAAACCAAACCAACTCATTTTGAAGCATATCCATCGGAATTAAAAGGTAGTGACCAATTATTAGTAAATTCTGAAAGAATTATAATCTCTGCTAAATCTAAAGAACTGATTTTCTATTCAAAAGGAAATTACGGATTTATATCAGATGGTAAAATGTCAATTGATAATGGTAAAGCTGGTGCAGATTTAGATTTTAATGGTGATGTTAGAATTACAACAAATGATAATAATACTTACATCTTAGGTGGTAAAGGACAAATATATCTTAATACCGAAAGTGATGCTGAACCATTAGTGAGAGGGGATACTCTTCAAGGATTATTAGAGGAACTTATTGATGCTATTAATGCACAAATATTTAAAACCCCCTCTGGTCCAACTGCAACCGGTCCTGAAAATAGAGGTACATTTAACGATATTAAAGGTAGATTGGAAAAATTCAAATCAACTTTAAATTTTACTGAATAAGATGTCATTAGAAATATTCAAACAAAATATGTTGAGTTATATGCAAAACCAAGCAGGAATTAGTTCCTATGGTGATTTTGCAAAAAAACTTACATTAGAATATGATATGGCAGTTAAAAGAGGATTTGATACCGTCAATAGTATTACAGTTGCAAAGGGTAATACTGAATTAATGGAGGCAACCTTAAACGGAATTCTTGCAACCGCATTTCAACAACCATCAGGTGAACATCCTATTATTACCAATATGGGCCCTGCGTTTATATCATATTGGACTGGTGCTACAATGTCTGCAGTCCCACCTCCAATTATACCATCTCCCGGTGCAGTTGTAAATATTGCGACGGTTAGTAGTATGATTACAAATCCAGGAACTTGGCAACCAACTGACATACAAAGTTTAGAACCAGTATTAATAACTCCCATTGAGGATGTTACTGCTACTCCATCTAACAAAGTATTCGAAGAACCTTATGAATTAACTGAAGAAGATATTGAGGTAAAAAAAGAAGAAGTAAAAAGAGCCTCGGAAACAATCAACAACCCAGCTGCCACAGAAGAACAACGTGATGGTGCTAGAGAATATGTTGATAAAACACAAAAAGAAATTGACACAAAACAAGCCAATTCAATAGAATCAAAAGAACCTATAAATTCAACACCTGTTAAAATTGATGGTAATGTTGATACTTCGTGTCCTATTGGATTAAAGGTGGTTGAATTTGCTAAAAAAGATGTTGGTATATTAGAAACCGGCACAAAGGCAAATAAAGGTGCGGGGTTAAACTATGGAGGAAATCAAGCGGGAGGAGAAACCCCACCGGGTAAACCTGGTCGTATTGATATAATGGTTCAATTAGCGGGTTTAGATAATCAGGGACAGGTCCGAGCAACAGGTGAGGGATATTACTGGTGTGCTGCTGCGGTAACTGCTTGGTGGAAGTCTGCGGGGTTAAAAACTCCTCCTGGTGCTGCATCATGCAAGAATTGGGCGACGTGGGGTAAAAAAAATGGAACATATAGTAAAACTCCAAAAATAGGAGCCGCAGCGTTATATGGACCTGAAGGTAAGGAACATCACATTGGAGTTGTAGCAGCAATATCAAAAGATGGCAAGATAACTACAATAGAAGGAAATACTGGCGGTGGTGGATTCAATAGAAATGGATGTGGATGTTTTGTAAAAACTCCAAGAGTATCAACTATTTCTGGATTTGTAATTCCACCTACTTGTGTGGATAAAAAATAAAATTATAATATAGTTAAACAAAATGGCAAAACCAACTGATGATTCCGCAGTATTTTTAGACCAATTGATTGCATCGATTCAAACTCACTTGCCTACAATTCAAGGAATGTTTTTAACTACATCATTATATCCGCCACTCCTAACACCGGGGCCGGGGGCAGTTCCTTTCGTTGGGTATACAATACCTCCCGCAAGTCCATCTCCACCAAATCCACCGATAGATGCTAATCAGCAAATTGCTGATAACAAAACCGCATATGATAAATTGGATTGGTCTAAAGTTGGATTGGATAAAGATGACCCCGAAGTACAAGATATAATAAATCCAGATGTTAAAAAAATTAGTAAAAAGATTTTTGAAGACCCATATGTAGAAGATGATTTGGAAGGTGGTAGTGCAAGGGTTTCTCAATTAGATAACTCTAAAGCAGAAAAGATTGACCAAGCACTTTATGACCAGGGAATTCTTAAACCACTTGAAACTGATACCGATTTAAAAAGTGGGTATAAAAATTTAGATGAGTTATTAAAAATAGCAGGGGCATGGGCACCAAAATTGGGTAAGAATCCAAGAGTTAGTTATGCAAATTTAAGAAGTGGTTATATAAAAGGTGTACATGGATTATGTCCACAAGGTACACAATCAGTCGTAGTTGCATTAACAGGCGTAAGTGGATTGGGTAAAATAAGTGGTAATGCGGATTGGTTTTCATTCAAAGACCCATCTACCGGTGGTGGTCGTGCATCTTTCGCAGGAAAAATAGGTGGGACTAGTTATTACAACGATAAGGTAAAAATAAACTCGTTCTATACTAAAAATCCTTCACAATGGCAAGTAGGTGATATAGTTGTTATGGGATATTTAGGTGGTAAACTATACGGTCATATTCAAGTTTGGACAGGTTGGAAGTGGGTTAGTGATTTTACTCAAAATGTAATTCAAGCAAACCATGTTGATAATACAACTATCGCAATGTGGAGACTAAATGAAAATGGTAAAGCTGCGGTACAATCTCAGAAAAACAAAAAAGCATAAGATAAATTAGGTTAAACTCCTTTATAAAAATGCAAAATACTCAAAACATATATTTATAGTAAGTTAACAAATATTTTTAAAATGGATTCTAAAAAATTAGCACAACTAATTAAATTAGTTGTAGAACAAGAAATTAAGAAACAGCTTCCTAAAATGATTAAGGAGGAAGTTAGTAAGTTATTAAACGAAACGGCAACTCCAAAGCCTAAAAAGGATATATTGGAAGAAGTTGACCCATTTGAATTGGCAACTCTATTATTAGAAAAGGATAGAACTACTGCTACTACTATTAAAGAAGAAGTAAGACAAGTTCAACCTGCAAAACAATTGAGTAGAAATTCAACTATAAATGAAATACTAAATCAAACCAAACCATTTACTGCTGCACAAAGAAGTGCGGGACAAGTGGGAGGTGGTTCATCTATTTTAGATAATTACCAAATGGAACAACCAATAAATGAAGGTTACACAAATTCACACATTCCAAATTATATGGATGCCGAACCGGATATAGATGAAACAATATCATACGGAGGTGGGGCACAAGGTGGGATTGAAACAATGAGAAGTCAAATGGCTTCTAAAATGGGGTATGGTGATGTGGGAGGAAGTGGTATTAAAAAAGGTGGATTAGGTGTTACGACTGGATTAGCAGGATTAGATAGAATTTTAAATAGAGATAATTCGGAATTAGTTAAGAGGTTTAAGAAATAATATGGCTTATGTACTTGGTAGTAAAATTGTAAAGGATACGCAAGAATTTGATTCTTACGCATATGGAATAACTTTACCTATTAAAAGGGGTAATACTGGTTATTTTGAGCAAGCCTTTACATCTTTCGAACAAGCAAAAGCAAATTTAAAAAATTTACTATTAACGGCAAAAGGCGAGAGAGTAATGCAACCAGAGTTTGGTACGGGATTACAATCACTTTTGTTCGAACCAATGGATGATATGTTTGAAGACCGATTACAAGATGTAATTACCCAAACTGTCAGTTATTGGTTACCATATATTAATATTGAACAAATTGATGTAGAAATGACTGATGCTATGAAGGATAACCACACAGCATATATGACAATTCAGTTTACGGTCGGAAATACAATTGAAACACAAGAAATAACTTTTACAGTTAGGGGATAATAATAATGGCATTAAATAGTATAACAAGAAAAAGTAATCAAGGTAGAGATATAAAATATCTTAATAAAGATTTTGCCGGTTTCCGTCAAAACTTAATTGAGTACGCAAAAACTTATTTCCCACAAACATATTCAGATTTTAACGAAACCTCACCAGGTATGATGTTCATAGAAATGGCATCGTATATTGGAGATGTTTTGGGGTATTATATAGATGATACATTAAAAGAATCCTTAATGTTATATGCAGAGGATAAAGAAAATGTTATCGCACTTGCACAATATTTAGGATACAAACCAAAAGTAACATCACCTGCATTAGTAAGATTATCAGTTTATCAATTAGTTCCTGCAACTGGATTAGGTGTAAACAATAGGCCTGATTCTGATTATTTTCTTAGAGTTAAAGAGGGGATGGTAGTAGAAGCAAATACAACCGGTACACTATTTAGAACAACTGAGCTATTAGATTTTAGTGTTGATGATGAAAGAGAGATTACAATATATAGAAAAGATACTGATAACGAACCAACCTTTTATTTAGTTAAAAAGTATGTTAATGCAATATCTGCAGAATTAAAGACAGTAGATATTGCATTTGGAACTGCACAAGAATTTTCAAAAATAGATTTGGCAGAAACAAATATAATTCAAATATATGATGTAAGAGATAGTAGTGGAAATAAATGGTATGAAGTTCCATATCTTGCACAAGAGATGGTATTTGTTGATTATCCGGTATCAAACCAAACTGATAAAGATTTAGTTCAATTTAAAGATTCAGTTGCAAACGTTTTAAAGTTAATAAAAACTTCTCGTAGATTTGTAACAAAAGTAAATTCAGATAATACTACCACAGTTGTATTTGGGGGTGGTAATTCTACCTCATCTGATGAAACTCTTATACCGAATTTCAAAAATGTGGGATTAGGATTAAATTCATCAATAGATAATTTAGGTGCATCATTTGACCCTGCAAACTTTTTAAAGACAAGAAGTTATGGCCAGGCACCTGCTAATAC